CCCTGGTTATACGGAGTAGCCTTGTTAGCACCCGCAGCCTGGGCAGCAGGCTCGATGCCTGGCTGAGTAAACACAGGCCACGTGCTAGTCAGAAGCGACTGCAACCAGAACCACCGGCGAGGGTGCATAACGACGTGAGTCGGATGCGCCAGCCCGCGAGTAGCGGTATCACTCTGCGATGCCGCACCCATAATAGCGGAATAAATCGTCGGCACGTCTGCTACGGTAATAGCGGTAGTAGCGTTACCTACGGCATCAAGGCCAGTAGAAGCCTGGTTCAGCAGAGCGCTGTCAAGGCTAGTTGCGTACTGGCGGAAAAGGTCCTGCATTACAACGTCTTCAATTCCAGTACCACGCTCAATTGCCTGGCGGGAAATGGTCTGCTGGCCAGCAGCAGTCTGCACGTTGAAGGTAAGCAGGGTGTCGTCCATTGCAGTTGCCTGAACTGCGGTCGATTCCGATGCCTGTAGTGCAGCACCAGAAGCGGTTGTAATACGCGAGATATTCAGCGACATACCCGAAGCAGGCAGGGGATGCGAGTTACACATATCCGCGAATGGACGCAGGTTGGCTACTGCCGGTGCAACCATATCGATAAGGTACTGGGGAACAACCAGACCGGAGAAAGCCGAAGTACCGACTTCACCGACACGCAGTTCCATACCATTATTTGCACGGTTGATCTGTTCCTCACGCATGTGCTGCTGTAGACGACCAGCGGCGCGAGCGTCGTTAGTCGTGAACTGACGCACAACGTCATTCAGGAACATCTTACCCGTAGGGTCATTGCCCTTGTGATAAGTAGTTTCCTCATGGCCGACAGATACGCTAGCACGCTGAGTAGTAGCGTCGCGCTGCGGAAGTCCCACAGGCGCGGTAGCATGGGTCAGGTCATCATCGGTACGAGCTTCATCAGCCTGTACCTGACGTGCCTTAGCCAGCTTACGCTGAATAGACGCCTGGTCAACGCGAGAATTTGTTACGGTTTCCTTGAGCGAGTCAAAGCGTACATCCTCATCGTTAGTCAGGTCGGTGCGCATTTCCTGCTGAGTGGTAGCTAGGATAAGCTCCATCTCCTTGCGGGCGCGCATTTCCCGCTGCTGAGCCGCTTCCAGCTCAATTTCCATGGAAGCGACAAGTTCCTTAATATTCATCAGAGCGAATACCTTTCATTGCTCGATACTAAACCTCAATAAGCCTTTTGCTTGTTAAGGGTTTTGGGCGCGCATTCGCTCTGATTTGCGTGTATGTCGTCCAGAATGCCGGTATGATCATTACCAGCAACGGTCTGATTGCCGTCGATAAAGTAAGTGGTCTGATTGCCACTTCAAAAATTAGTTAGTTTCTGAGGATAGTTCAAGATTGTCAAGCTGCTTACGATAGTCCTTGTTAATGGACCTGAGTTCGCGCATAGCAGCACTAACCGAACGAGTATTAGTAGGCTCGGGAGCCGACGCCAGTTCTTCTTCTGCGTCGTCCAGAACGCGCTGGGCATCTGAGTGTGCCGCAGCCACGTTGGCATACATTTCTGCATTTCGCGTGATAAGCGATTCTGCCGCTTCCCTGAATTCGGGGAGAATGGCTGCCACGTCGTTGCGCCTGTGTACCCGATTCATAAGTTCACGAACGACCACTTCGGGCATATGCTCAAGATCTTCGAGCCAGTCAGCAGCACGAGCTGCAATGCTGGTGAATGGGTTAGCCCCGAAGTTAACCGCCGAAACATCGCCGCGATTAATGTTAAGCTGCTTGAGTGTAAGCTGGGTGTAATCCTCATCCCAGACGTGATCCTCAATACGGAATGCAAACGACATCTCATCAACGATTTCGTCGTCAATAGCGGATGCCAGATCCTTAACGTCCTGCCTTTCGGCATTAAGCCATGCCTGGATACCCATACCAGTAGTATCACTGCGCAGAATCAAAGTAGGATTACCGCTGCGAGAGCGCGAGCGCGCCATTGCCACACCCAGGTGATTTACCAGGAATGCAACGTCGGGAGTCTGCGAAAGAGAACGGTCGAGAGAATGAGGATCAACCACTTCCATATAAGGACCAGCCATATCCCACATTTCATAGCCGCGATTGTAAATAGTCGCGTAACCCTCAACCTCGTAAACAGATCGGCCATCCTGCTTGACAAACTTGCCTCGCAATTCAGACGGGAATCCCTTACGTCGCGTTTCTCCACCAGGAATTTCCTGGCGATGCTCTAGCCGGTAGTTACGCATCTCGTTAAGAGCGCCACTGCGACTCTTTTCCGCTGTCTGGATTTGTTCCATAAGACTGTTAAGGGCAGACTGTGCTTCGGACCTATTCGTAAGTCCGTCTGTCTGTGAAAGCTGAGATAGCGCAGCCCTTACGCCAGTAGCGTTAGGTGGGCTCGACGGAGAATAGCGATAAGGAAGCTCGTAGGATTCCCGATTCTTCGAGTCGCCCACTTTCCTAGCCGCGCAAATTCCCTGGTAAAATGCTGCGGGATCATCGGCGCTTGCGCCTGCTGCCCACGCCTTGCTAGCGTCCCACTTAGAGAAGTCGATAGTAGTAGCCATTTAGAATTTTCCCTTCATCGTGGCTCACTACGGAGTGGAGCCGCTAGTCGGTGGGTTTTTCTTATCCCCACCAGTGTCAATTTGGTCGCCAATAGCAGGGTTAATATTCGGGTCTTCCGGGTCGCCTGGCAACATTGCCGAAGCCTTACCGTGGACAAGTCCTGCCTTGAAGTATTCCTCGTACATGTCGTCAGTTGCCGGGTCGCGGCCGAATACGGCGCGTGCTTCGGTGACTGTAATTGCACGAGCATCGATCTGAGTCTTAACCCATTCGGCCCTTGTTACCGGGTCCATTCGCATAAGATAATCGGTGTCAAACTCAAAGAACCTCGGACGCGGGAGCATTTCTGTTAGCTTCGCTTCGCGCCGGGTAATTGTCGGACCCAAATGCATAACCAGGAATTGCAGGTTACGCTGAATGATATTGGAATAGGTGATGTGAGATCCGCCAGATAGAATCGCGTCGATCACGTCGGCCGGAACATTAAAGAACCGGGAAACGTCAACGCTGTTAAGCTTCGCTCCCTCGATCCAGTCATTAGATGCGGCCTGAGCGGAAACGAGTTTGTATTCCCAGTCATTGCCATGAATGAAAGGCTCGTCCATAGACTGCGACGCACGCCATGATTCCGAGACGATTGCCGCTTCCTTATCATTGATCTTCTTCTGGGTATTCTGCAAGCTCGCACGCGGACCCTGACCCGACGTAAAGAACTCAGTAGCAAATTGCTGAATGGAGGTGTACTGACCCAAGGTATAAGCCGCGTATGTAACGGGGCTCAAGCCCACGGGCAGGCCCGCAACGGTGTATTGCTTTTCATGCCAGATAAACTTAGGCTCGAATTCAACTCCGTTAATGCGGTAGCTGGTAATCTTGCTGCCCGTCGCACTGATGACTACCGAAGAACTTGGCACTAGCTCAATTTCGGCCGGTGTCCTAGTTCGTTCATCCCAACTCTGGATAATGCCGATAGCGTTACCCGAACGATCCAGCTCTACCTGACTTGAATACAAGAAATGGATAAAGTCAATTCCAGTCATCAGCGGAGTCGGTGATGCGTCGATCTTGAAAGGAACCGTAACGTCGGGTAGATTAATGGTGCTGTAAACTCGCCACGGCAACGTCGAAATCAGGTCAGCCCTGATTCTGATAGCAGCCCATACTGCGGAGTTACGCATAGCGGTGTCAAGCGTGACGGGCTCGGCCCCTCCGCTCGCGCCGTTAGTGTAAATCCTGCGCGGAATCAAGTCTGTCGTTCCAGAAATGCCCCAAAGGGGGCTATGACTTACGCCAGTTCCCAGCGAACCCCGTTCTTCTTTGTTTCGGAAAACAAGTCCCATTTCATCGCCTCATATCAATAGCAGCTAGAATGATAAACAGTCCCCACAAGATACCACCGGCCGGGCGGTAAATAGCTGCGACACTGATAGAGACAATTGCAGCACCAATGGTTACCAGTACTGCGGCACCGTTAAACTTTTGAGCGAGAATCCCCTTACCGGCTTTAGTGGCAGAGCCACATCCGCGCCCGAATGCGCGAGTGGCACGTGCGACTTGGGCACTAATCGCGACCGACAGAACGCATATCACGCCCCACAGAACTACCGCGTATTTACGGGCTAGGACCTTAGATAGTGATGCCCTTTTCTGCCAAGGCTCCGAGGTCATCTTCATCTATAATTCCTCTTTCGTAAAGACGGCGGATATCTTCCAGACCGTAATGTCCTGCGTGGTACATTTGGATAACTCGTGCTAGGTTGAAGTAAACTGAATCGGCGGCATCGTAGTCGCCTTCATCGCCAAATTCCATAAAGCCCCAATGCGCGAACGCTGCGGCCATCAGCGGCGCTTGTTCCGACCCGGCGTTAACACGGTCGAACGCGCGAGACTCGCTAAGCTTCCGCCATTCCGCGCCCGCGATAGCGGTACGCAGACTAGCCTGAGCATAATGACGCAGGGTATCATCCCTGAATGCGTCGAATAGCAGACCGGAAGCGTGCGCGACTTCTGCCGCCTGCAACGTTTCTACCGGAATTCCTGCCTTTTCCAAGTCGGTGATTAGCGAACCTGCTGCGGCGCGCTTATCGATGATCCACTTAACGGGCTTCCACTTGGCGTGGATTTCCATAATTCGATCAAAGAGCCAGCCGGTGCCCTGCTTGAAGTCGATAATCTGAATACCAGTTCGACTATCAGAGCCTCGGAATCCCGCAACGGAAATAGCGGCACAGCTACGGTCCATCGCAATGTCAACTGCGAAGACTGGCCGCGCTACTCGCTCCGGTTCAGCACTCTTATCCTTGGTGATATTCCACCACTTCTTCGGGATAACAGTCCAGCCCTCAGAATCAGCGGGCCACTGGCCGACGCCAAGACGTTCGCGCCACCATTCAGGTTCGTTGCCCTCGAATGCGTCGCGTTCCTTTTCGATAAAGCGCTTAGTGATGCGAATGCCGTAACCGGGGTTAGCCTTAGCTACTGACTCTTCGCTGTCAGGATCATCATGCTTATCGCAGTCATAATCACAGTACTCGTCGCAGATATCCGCCGAATACTCAATGTATAGCAGGCTATCGCTGGTGCCTGCAAGCCCTCGACGCCTGACCTTAGCGGCCTGCGTAGAAGTTTTCAAGCCTGCGGAACCTGCATAAATTACTTGGGGGTTTGGCCGCGCTGAAAGGGAAGGGAGCGAAGCTCCGATTTTCCCCGCGTCTAGAATCATATCCTCGTCGTAGGCGATACAGTCGCCGGTAAATCCTCGACCGGATGCCTTGCTGCGAGCGATGAAAATCAGTCGCTTGCTGCCGATCCTGCGGATATGCTTGCCACCTGAGCCAATAATAATGGTGGGCTTTGCTTTAGTTTCGATGAACTCACGACCGTAAGCAGTCGAGTGACGGCCCTTTGGGGCGGCCACCTGCTTCATCAGGTCGGCGTTATTTTCAATGATTCCCCAGACACGCAGGAAATGCTCGCTCGACGTTTTGTGCTCGTGAGCGGTGTGGATCAAGAGCTTGTCTGAGGGCCAGCAGAAAAGACCGAACAATTCTCGGGCCTCATAAATCGAGCCCTTGCCATTCTGCCGGGGTACAGTGAGTTTTACTTCAAAGGCGGTCCATAGCCCGTTCTTATCTCGGGCCAG